GGATGCCATCGCCGAATACCGAGGTGAAAGCAGCTACGAATGCCACGATCACAACGACCACCAACCGCTTGATTGAAATGCTGTTCATTGCTTCGCCTCCAACTTTGTAACCTGCGTTTTCAGTTCACCGGTTGCAGTTTCCAGCCTACCGATACGATGCCCGTGGTCTTTGATCGTTGCAGTGTCTACCGCTCCACGCTTGTCCATACGGTGGAGGAACTGGATGATGTAGACCAGTAGGCTGATGACAGCACCTGAAACGCTGATGCCTATCGTAGTCCATTCCGATGCTGTCATGATGTACGCTCCACCAGCCCTACGTGCTGTACAAGTAATTCTGTCTGTCCAAAGTCTGACCCGATCACATCGTAATACTTGGCATCATCGCCTACCCGGTAGACCCGGTCTTGCGGCATCACATCAGCCCCTACAGCAATGATTAGCGTCCACTGTGCAGATGACTGGATGCCACCGCCTACGATTGATTCTGTGTCTGATTGGTTGGTTAGCCTGCCGTTGTACTCGGCAACCTTACGCCACGTCTCTGTAGCACCGCCCCTGCCGTCTTCGGTAAGCGTGAAGCGGTGTATTTCTACTCGGTCTTGGCACAGGTTGCGTACCATGCCAGCGCTTATGGTTGCGCGTAGGATAGGACTCATGCGAACACCACCGGTCTAAACTTGTCTGCCATGGTCAAGCAGTTCTGCATCAACTGAGAAAGTTTTACGTCGCTTGTACCTTCTTTAGAATCGATGTCTGCGGCTACCCGTGATGCTTTGATCAGCCATGCTTGGCGAGTTGCTGTGCGAACATCGTAGCGCTCGGTATTGATTGGACCTTGGTCTACCCACATCAAGGTTGGGTCTCCCGTGCCATCTTCCAAGGTAAAGCCTTTGACTTGATACGGTGCATACACAGGAAAGGTTGGCTGATTAGCACCCGACGTACCGGCTACGCGGCACTCATAGACCCGCCCATTGGGCGTTGTAGGCACTACACGGTCACCTACTGCGTAAGTGGTTGCAGCTGCCCACGTGGTGAATCGTGAGAACGAATCAAGGATTGAGCCAATGTCGGTTGTAGACATCTGCGGGTAACTTTGAGCGGACACAAATAAACTTACTTGTGCTATTGCCTCGGCTCTGGTCATCATGCCCTAAGTATCCCACACAAAGGAAAAGCCCCCGGCACGTCTGCCGAGGGCTTGAGATACGAACCGCTAGGCTTATGTAGCTGCGGATGCTCCAACGATAAGGCTTCCCGGTACACGGCTGGATGCCGTAGCGTTGACGTTGCCAATGTCGAAAGCCGAGAATGCGAACCGCTCTGTGGCTTTGAATGCCAACGCGTCTTGATTGAAGTAATACTGATCGGAAACTTCAATGGTAACCGTACGACGATCACCGAACGCTGTACCCATGCTCAGGTCACCAAGCAGGATGTAAGGCGTGGTGGCTGCCAAGGTTTTAGCCATGTTCTGGACGAAAACGACTGGATACCCGTAAAGCATAGGTGTAGGACCGTATGCATTTTGGATGTCCATAATCGAGTTCCCACCGAGTGCATCGAGCAAAGGAGCAATGGCGTTGTACCAGATCTCGCGATGCATGAACCACTTTGCGTTAGCGGCATATGTTGGGAGCTTGGCAACCATACCCTTGAGGTTAGCAAGTGTCGGGCTGTAGGTGATGGTCTGACCGGTTGTGAAGACCTGAAGCGATGCGATGTTAGCCTTGGTTGCGTTCAGGTTGTAGACAGCATAAAGGATGCCATCAAGACCAGAAGTAGAATCGACTGCATTGTTGAAAACAACGCGGTCTTCTTCCTTCGCCAAGACATAAGCCATGTCACGGGCAAGGGTCGCGCCAAAGTCAATGATCGAGTCTTCTGCCAGTTCCTTAGATACCTGAGTAAGGACAGATGGTTTCTTGGCTACAAGGTTGACCTGTGCAAATGTCAGGTCACTTGCCGTGATAGCCGTGTTTTCACCCGGGTAGTAGACCGTGGTGGATGCCGTGGCGTTAGGAACGTTTAGAACATCGCTGCTCATCGGGTAGATGCGGCAGTTCTGGCGAGCAATGCCAAACTGCTCACGGAGGTAGATAAGGTCGGACGACAGTGGATCTGGAACAGTATAACCACCAGCGGTTGTTGTGCCTTCGCTCTGTGCCTTCAGGTTGGCTTTGACCCAGTCGGATGCTTTGCGGTTGCCCATGATAGAGCGTCCCCATTGACCCCATGCGTATGCTTTATAGTTTGCTTCGTCACGGCTACCAATGAATGGATTGCGTCCAATACCGCCGGACTTCCAAGGTTGCTCAGCTGCAACTTCGGTTGCCACAGGGTGACCTTGTCCGAGTGCCTTGATGGTCTCGATACGCTCTTCGATGCCCTTGGCTTCTGCCATCAGGCTCTTGACCTGTGCGAGGTCACCGTTACCGGAAGCGAGCTCCCGTGCGGTAGCAAGCACAGACTCTTTTTGATTCTGTAACTGTGTAAGGTTCATAGTTGTTGTAACAACTCCAAGCGTGCCAGTATGTCGGCTCGCTCATCAATATCATGGGCTTTCGCCTCTACTACGATGACCGGGTTTGCTTCTGGCTGGTCTGCATCCCGCAGAGATTCCCAACACTCAGGAGCAAGTCGCTTTGCAGCTGACCGGCTAAGACCGACTGCATCCCGCAGTCGACGTTCAACACCCCGCAGTGATGCGGGTTGTACGCTCTTCATTCCGTGCATGGCATATAGCCCCTTGGCACGTCGAGCAAATTCATCAATGACGGCATCCGCCATGCTCTGATCGGAAACCATCTCGATAGCCCCGCATAGAGCATCGTAGTAGGCTTCAAGCCCTTCGTGGATAAGGTCACCCTCGGCATCATCGTATACCGACATAGCGTACTCTTCCGGGGACTGCTCAGGCATTGGAGCCATGACCATCTCTTCGTCTTCCATACCCATCATAGGCTCCATGCCGTAATACTCCTTTAGGCTTTTGACGCTGTTACGATATTCGGCTGGTGTCGGTGTGATGCTTGCCTCAGCGATAGGCCAACGGGTGATTTCAGATACATCACCCATGCTTTTTCGTTCTACCAAGTGTGCAGCTGCACCAGATGAAAAGCCCATCTTGCCTTGCTTACATAACTTTGCAATCATGGACCCGTACTCATCGGCTAGATCCAACTGAGCCTCGTACCATAAGCCGGTATTGTCCATCTTGATGTAACCGGTACCGATAGACTTTTTGCCTACACTTGTATCCATACCGTGGTGGTAGTACACATTTAGTGGTACCCGCTTACCGTCGCTTATTGGGAAACCGTAGTCGGTTGACTTAGTGAAATAATCACCCTCAAGGTCAGCGGTCTGGGTGTCGCCAAAGCGCACCAGATAACCCTTCACGTAACCGAGCCGGTCGCTCTTGATTCCGTCTACACTACTTGTAAGCACGTCCATGGTGTAAGTATCCCACACGGTATCTTTTACTCGAATGTCGTTAGATCCGGTTCGTAACCCTCTAGGTCTCTAAGCGGTAGCACCCGTGTAGTAGGACCCCAGTCGGCATTCTGAACCACGGTTGCCATGTCACTGAGAGGCAACCCTTCTGCGTAAAGGGCGTACCGTGATTTGCCTAGGATTTGTTGAGCCTCCATAGCCGTGAGACCCCGCAAGATATCTTCACCGGTAACCGGCTTAGGTCGCGTATCAGGGATGGAACTATCACCGGTTATCTCTGCCCATGACAAGGTTACCGGAATCATCACGCACCGACAGTTCGGGTGGCTTGGCATAATCTCATCGGTGGTTGATAACGTACCTGACAAAGCCAAACACGCAAGGCAAACCCTGCTGTCCTGCGTTGCTTGCCGTCGGTATCCGGTAACCGCTGGGTTCTGGGTATAGAGTTGCCGTTGAGCTTCACGGGCGCTTCGGATCATCTCAGTGCGTGCTATTGTCTCGGCTCGGTAGCGTCCAATGTCTGCAGCTTTGCGTACCCGCCGGGCTACGGTTCGTGGACCTTCACCAAGGGAAATACCCTGTACAAGTGCCATCTGCATGGCATCAGTGGTCACCTGCGGTATGGTCGCAAATAACTCACCCAAAGGGCTTCCATCACCCGCCATGCCGACAAAGGCTTGGAGTTGTTCGTCTGGTAGGTTTGTCCATGAACTTCCGAGACTAACACCCGCCGGTTTACGACCTGCCGCCGCTTCAACCATGCCGACGCTCGCCTCATTCGCAAGGACTGCTGATTCAAGTTGTCCATCAGCCGTTATCGTAGCCCCCTCGATGCTAAACTTTTTGAGGTTCTTTCCTAGCTCTTCTATGTTGTCTATGATGCGTTGACGCATCCAGAGTATGGTGTCGGACGGGTGTTCACCGTTATCTAGCCGTTCTTGAATACGACCCTCTAGTGCTTCCAGTTCATCGATGCTTGCCTTTGTGGCTGCCCTGTATGCCCGTTGCATCCGGCTGATGGCTACACCTTCACGCTCCAAAAGTTCATTACGAAACTTTTGACTGGCTGCATAGATACGAGCACTGTCGTTGTTTACTCTTTTGAGATGCTTTCCATCTCGTACCCGTAAAAAGGGTGAGACTTGTACACTACCCCCGGAGTGCAGCAATCAAGGCTTTTACCGTCAGGTTGCATAGCGTTACGTTTGGATGTAGCCCACCGGAATCCTGCATCACCGCCCCACAGATCCCAAGCAACCCTACCGGGTGAAGGGAAACCCTCTTCACCACTGTTGAAGCCTTCGGTCTTCTTATCCACTTCATGACGGCTGAAGAAAGAGTACATCCGGAGGATAGTATCCTCGCTCAGTTTCTCACCATTCACAATCTGGTTAGCTCGTGCTAAGCCTACCCGTGTGCCGCCATCAAAGCCTTCTGCTTTCCAGTCAAGCGCCCGTTGTGCGGCAGTTCGCATTGCTTCAGTTGGTCGGAACTTTACATCGTAAGACCGAACGGCTGCACCTTCAAAGCCACCGCCGCTTTGTACGGGTATAGCCGTTGGGTGTAACTGCCCTTCGTCTTCCGGCACGGCTTCAAGGCCGGCTATGCGCTTGGCTTCAGCACGATCAATAATGCCAGCCTTGTACAACCGCTCTGCTCGCTCGGCTTCTGCAGCAAGGTCATCAGCCAATGCCCGTACGGTTTCAAGGTCGTACTGAATATAGTCACCCTCTTGGGTCTCAGGGTACTCCGGCAACAGATCTGCGGTAATTGCATCCGCAAGGGTACGGAGCAAAGGAACCATTCCGTCTTCCCAAGCCGCTTGCTGAGCGCGCTCATAATTACTGTATGTAGATCGTTCGAGACCCGAACCAAGCCCCAAGACCATTGGGTTGATACCAAGGGCAGAACAGATGCGTTCTTCTGGTACACGCCTAACGGAATCCAAAGCAAGCTCGGACGGTGTAAGGCTAACACGGTCAAGTTTGTACGCACCGGTCATAACCACGATGCCGCCACTACCGTCCCCGGTAAGGTCTTCGTGCAGCTGTCTTTTCACCTGCCGAGCATCATCGATGCTAATGTCTACGGTCTGGTCTTTGGCATCAGGACCAACTATAAGCGATGGCATAGCCCCGTTAGCCAGCAAGCCGTAAGCGGTTGTGCTGGCTGTATTGTCGGTAGCAATCTCACGTAGTACAGCCATGACTGGAGACCTACCCAAGCGGATATCTTGCGGGTCCCGGTTGTACCTTATGTGGATGATGTCTGAAACGGGAATGTCAAAAGAACGACCATCAGTGGTGTAGACGTAATGAGTTAGCGGGTTCGTACCATTACCAACCGGGCGAACCATGTCCTGCGGCAAGAACTGTAAAGCCGTGACTACACCACGGGTCGTAGATCGAATCTTTCTCAGGTACGTGTTGCCAAACAATTTATAATCTTGAATGACCCAGCCCCAAAATAAGCTGCCCATAATCATTGGATCTGGTTGAGCCATAAGTTTGATGACCGGATGGTCTTCGATAGGCTCAGCTTGCTGGCTATCTACGGGTCGGTAGTACTTTGGTGTAGCCTGCGGATAGTTTCTTACGTACCAATCAATGGCTGATGCTACGACTCCGTTTAGCCCAAGGTCACCGGCTATACGTGACCAATCTTTGGTTGATCCGGGAAGCGCCCGACGTAGCAATGTCTGCAGCTGACCAGACCCATAACCGGTAAGGTAGATGTCTCTAGACTGGCTGAGTGGCAGCGGCAATGCTTGTGTAGGATTAGCGGCGGCCTTACGCCCGAGGAAGCGGTCAAAGATACCCATGCCCTAGTATCCCACAGAAACAAAAAAGCCCCCTTGCGGGGGCCTGTGTGTCTTCTCTGGGTTAGATTGTCGATATTGCGATACGTGCCATCTTTGCGTACTCAGGTTCAAGGTCGGTTACAACTTCACCAGTTGAAACATTGACATATAACTTAGCGTTGATAATGCGTCCAGCCTTCGAGTTGCTGATGCGCTCGCCGTTCAGTGTAACGTTGCGGAGTGAGCCGGTTTTGTAGCATTCAACCTCAAGACCAAGAATGTGTTGAGGCTTGAAGTAAACCCGGTGATTCGTTCCACCCGTCCACTCCTTGCCACCTGCCTCAACCAACCGTGTAATAAGTTCCATTGTCATATCTCCCTGCTTGATGTCACCAATATACACTTTACGTGTATATCTTGCAAGTATATAAGTAGATATATTTTAGACGGCACCCCAGCCCTTGCGTTGTCCGATCACCTGCCAAGCGTAGGCCATTGCGTCTACAACGTCATCATGCCTACCAACAGGGAAGGATAGCAGTTCGTCTTGCCAGTACGGTGGCAACCCTTCAGTGTGTACAACCTGCCCTTGCTCGTAGCGGGCTTCTAATGGTCCAAAGCGGGTCACTTTGTCCCTATCTGGGCGGATGCCCCGTATCGGTAACTTTGTACGCCTCATGAGCTCTTGAACGACAGCGGCTTGGTATTGCACCTGCTCGATGCCGATCATAACTGGATGCCATTTCTCGGCCATCATCTCGATGAACCTCAGTACGCTTGCAAAGTCTGCACGGGTGCGGTTGACATCCAATACATAAATAGTCCCGTCATCACCACGAGATAAAGCAACCACGGCTGTATAGTCTGCCTCTGCTTTGGTACTGATAGCAAGGTCAACACCAAGGTACACCGGCAAACCTTCAGGGACATCACCGTAGCGTAACCACTCCCGCTTGATTCTGGCACCAGCTGCATCAACGAACTCTGCTAAGTACTCTTGGCGGAAGGCTATGCTAGGCAAGGATTCACCAGCCTTGGCTACCTCAGCTGCATCTATCCAAGGGTTCGCCGTGGTTGGCATCTGCCAGCTCATCCAGTCTGGATCTACAGCAGCCATAGCATGAAGTGATTTGAAGTAGTTGCTACCCTTCGGAGTGCTTAGGAAAAAAGCATCACCCCGGTAGTCGGTAAGCGTTGGGCGGATGGCTTCCGTCCACGCTTGCTCTAGATGCCGTGCCATCGCTGCCTCATCAATGATGACCCGCTTGTACTTACGTCCACGGGCTACCGTGCTAGGGTCATCAAGTGTCCAATAGTCAATAGCCGCCCCGGTTATAAGCTCGATGCGCGGTGCGGGGCTTTGTACGGCTCGGCGGATAACCGGAGCATAGATGCGCTTATGATCGGCGTATGCCTCTTCCAGCAAGCGGTAGGTAGGTGCAAACCACGCGCAGGGTAAACCGTCAATCAGCACCGGGTCACTGAGCAAGTTACCGCCCAGCGTGGTCTTTCCAAAGCGTCTCCCGCAGGCAAGCACGTTGTACCGCTTGGCTTCCCGCAGAATGACCTGCTGGGCTTCATGCGGCCTTGGTAAGACCAGCCGGATATCAGGCAAGAGGCTTATCCGAATACTCCACGATCACCTTGACCGGTGAACCGTCTGCGCCTGTCTGTTCTACCCGGCTACTCCAGTCGGCTTTGTGCTTACGTTCAAGCCACCACGCCGCCGCCTGCCAAGTAGTATCAGCTGCTTTCTGGATGATAGCGACATTCCTCACTTCAGCATCACCCTCGGCTTTTTTAATAGAATCCGAGAACTCCGAAATGTCCTTGAGCCAGATTGCAAATGTATCCTCAGAAATACCGGCATAGGCGCAGGAAGCCCGGCGGGTATTACCTGCCCTCAGTGCCTGTGTGATGCGCTGTACTACGTCTTCGTTGTACTTGTATGGCTTACCCTTCACTTAGCACCGCCTTCTGCCCTGTGGCGTTTTCCCATCGCTGAATAATGACATCGCAATACTTAGGGCTGATTTCCATCCCGTAGCATTTGCGATTTGTTTTCTCAGCTGCAATCAATGTAGTACCAGAGCCTAAGAACGGTTCGATTACGATAGCGTTCTCTTCTGAGCTTGATCGTATGCATCGTTCAATCATAGCCAATGGTTTAGGTGTAGCGTGTCCTAGACGTTCTTCACCTGACACGCTTGCATATTCCCAAACGTCTGTCATGTTGTCGTGTGTATTGTCAAAGTATGCACGGGTTGCGTAAAACTCCCGCTTGAGTTCATCATGCTCCCGCTTGAGTTCATCATGCTCCCGCTTGTATGCGTTCGGTGATAAGGCTTGCAATTTGTTGTATTCGGCTAAAGTTGGAAAACACCATTGTGATTTTGTGAAGTAGTGCTTTCCCATGAAGTTGCCGAGATGTTTATCCCAGTCTTTCTTTGGGCTTACTTTGTCCCACTCGGTGCATAAGTATTGCCGGATAGGCTCCCAACCTTCCCAGTAGTTATCTGAGTCGTTGTTAAATCCTTGCTCGCCAATCATAAAGAATAAACACCGTTCGCTTCCAGTTGCATATTGTCGATGTCTATCGCTCATCCGTCCTTGCGCTCGGTTCTTCTGCCAAACGATTTCATTACGAAAGGTGAACCGCTCGCTGTCTTTCAATCCATTGACAAACCATAATCGCCATAGGTCTTCAGCGTTACCCCAAATGTAAACGCTTCCGTTGTCGGTTAGTGCTTTGCGGAACGCTCGCCACCAATCCATCTGGAATGAGTCAAGTTTATCGGCGTACAGGTTGTCATTCTCCACGCCTTCGTTTTCTTTACCCATGCCATATGGCGGGTCGGCGTGTATGAGTTGTGCGATGCCACCATCCATCAGCCTTGCCACATCATCAGCCTTAGTGCTGTCACCACAAAGCAAACGATGCCTACCAAGAATCCAAAGGTCTCCCGGCTTGCATCGTGTCTCGACTTCCTCCGGCACTTCATCTGGATCGGTTAGCAACTCAGCAGGCTCCGTCATACCAGCCAACTCATCAATCAAAGCATCAAGGTCAGCAGCGCCATACCCTGTACCTTCAAGGCCAATAGGCGTGTTCGCAAGCTCAGCAAGGATGTCGGTAATCTTGGTTGTGTCATCTTGCCCGATACGGGTTGTGCGGTTGTCAACAACAAGAATGCGCAGCTCTTCTTCCGGTGTAACGTCAACCCACTGCACGGGTACTGTTTCCCAGCCTAACGCCTTGGCAGCCATGACCCGATGATTTCCCGCTAGGATGTGCTTAGTACCCGTGTTGACAACCACAGACCCGTACCAACCATTGACGGCTAAACTAGTCTTGATGGCTTCTATATCACCGTGGTTGGCGTTGCGTGGGTGATGCTTGAGCAGATCTATTGCAACCTGCTCAATTTCTTTGTTGATTACTCTACTCATCTAAATTCTTTCGTATCTCAGCGCTGGTAGCCCAGAGCATAGCCGCGCGCAGTTTATCCTTGCTGATGCCTTGGGCTTTTGCCCTACGCTTGACATCGTTATACAACCAGCGGTTATACAGTTCGTTGTAGACGGCCAAGCATCCAGCGCCCACCAACGCACCAATGGCAAATGGAATCATTTGGCAACCTCCCCGGTTCGCGGATCAAGTACAACTACTGCCCAGTCGTTAGCAAACAAATCACCGGGTGATAGGCTCAACTCTTCAAGTTGCGTTACCCGTTTCTGTGGCCCATGAAGTTCAAAGATATTCCACACTTCGGAGTACCGCAGGAATACGGCTCCTCCCCACTCACCGCGCCATACGGCGTTACCGCCACCAGCCATCAAGGCTTGAATCACTTCTCCAAATCTCATTTTATTACTCCCATTGTTATCGGCAGGTGTTCAGTCATCAAAGCCTTGATGGACTCTGCTATCTCCCTATGCTCTAGTTGGGTATCTTCCTGCGTTCGTAGCTGCACGTAGTGAATCCAAGACCGAATGCTACCGCTCATATACATCGTGGTCGGAGTGCAAAGCGGTAGAACCATCCTTGCAGTCTCCGCAGCGATACCGGCCTTGATTAGTTTGTTATATGTCCAGTAGCCACGGGATACGGAAAGTTCAGCGTCTAAGATGACACCCTGCATCTCTTCATCCAACTCTGCCCGCTCTGGCAACGGTTGGGACGATTGCCGGTTAGTTGTACCTGCAAGCCGCATCTGCCCCAGTATGGGGTAGTCATGAACCTCAGCGTATCGTTGACTGAACTCTTGGAAAGAGAAACTGCGATGCCGCAGAATCTGCGGAGCGATAGCCCTAGTGGTCTTGATTTCCACGCACATGGATGCCATCTCAAAGATTGACCAGTGACCGTGTTTGATGCAGTAAGACAAGAGTCTTGCAACATCAGGGTTATCTTGGTTAGCAGGGTTGCTGACCCTCGCGCAATAGCCGATGACCTGCTCCGCTTCTGGTGTGATCCAGATGAGTTTTGTCATCCGTTGTATATCTCCCAATCGAAAGCCAAGACATCAGCACTACCGAATGACGCCACCCGGCTGTAGTGCCGGTTACCAGCGCCATCGATGAGGTACAGGCATATCTTGCCATCAACGATTTGAAGGAACCAAGCGGCAGCGTGGCGGCGTACAGTCATACCAGCCCGCAAGCGTTCAAGGGCGGAAGGAAAGCCACCGCCGCTAAGGTTCATCCGCTGGGCTTCGATGCTCTTCAGCTGTTCTTCAGTCCGCTCCTTGATCCACCGATTGACGGTGGTGTGCTGGAAGCCTACAGCCCTTGCCGCTTCGTGGCACCTCATGCCTTCAGCTACGAGCGCTTCATACCTATCCAGTAAATGCTCCCGCTTTGCACGGTTAGTTACAACCGATTCACTTGGTCTACCTGCCATTTATCTCCTCGGCTTCCTTGGCTACACGATCAGCAAATGCCACGTCCTTGGTGGCTGTATAAGCCATATACCAAAGTGCCTTGATGCTGTCATCGGTAGGGCTACCTTTGTG